AACCGAGGAAAGAACCGTTCCACTTTGATTTTTTGATTGTTACTTCCTGAGACCCGCCAAGGTCAGAGGACTTCTTAATTGCAGTCTCTGATTCTACTGCATCGACACGCTTTTCTACGCCATCAATCGTGTTCTTGATATTTTCTACAGCCTTTGAAAGTGCTGCATGCTGTTCTGCCAATTCTGAAATTCGACCATCTACGCTCTTGCTGAACGTTTCAACTGTATCTTTAATAGTTGAAACCTGTGCGGCATTTGCTTCTGAAGCCTTATTCAATGTCTCTGAGAAAAATCCCTTAAGATCGCCAAGCATCTTTGCAAAATCAGGTTCATCAACCATAACTTCTGATACGTCGGCTGCTTTTTCTAGAGTTTCGGCAGAAGCGTCTGTTGATTCTGCTGGTGCGTCTACAACTGCTGGTGCTTCTTCAGCAACAACTGGTGCTTCTTCAACAGGAGTTTCTACTACAGTCTCTTCGACTGCTACTGTTTCTGTATTTTCTGACACTTCATTACCTCCTTCTATGTCTGCCTGTTTTGCAATTTGTGTTTCAGGCAATGACAATCTTGATCTTTTATGTAAATCAAGAATCTTATCTATTTCTTTTGCTTTGTTAACATCGTTTGATTCTACCCAACCGATCAATGTTGCAGGCTTACCTGTAACTGGAGAATCGTATGATGACTCTGTTGATACAAATACTGAATCACTATCTGCACAATAAAAAATATTTTCTGCTACAACTTCTGTCGCCATTCCTTTAAATACTAGCTGACCATTCATTTTCTGAACAGACAAGATGTTGCATAGTTCGTTTGCTGGAGAGTCAACTACTGACAACTCCATCAATGCGTATTCTTTAATAAATCTAACGGTCTTTCCATTTGACTTGTTAACTTCGTTTTCTGATTCTACAATCTTTCCGCCGATTGAAAATCCTGCCAATGTGCCATCAAGAATCTTTTCCCAAGTATCTTGTGCGCCCTTTGAGATGTATGCGTCAACATAAACTCCATTGTAAAATTCTTTTGTTGCTGGATCGTAAAATGTTTCTGGCTTAAATGAAACCATCTTGCCAACTGCATTTGATCCGTGCATCTCTCGAATGTTTCCACGGAAATTTTCGAATGCCTTTAGGCTTGCATCTGCTGTAACAACATCACCAGTCTGATCAAGATTATCTAGAGTTGCAAATCCTGAGACTGTTCTTTTTTCACGGTTAACTTTGGTGAAAGGCACGGACAACGTAATGTTGTCGCCATGCGAAGACCAAAGTGATTTCTCAATGTTCATATGCTCAATTTTATAACGTTATTGTATATAAGGCAAATAATGGTTGTGTAGGGTCAGTTGACTTGTCTTCCATCGCCCTGAGCATTTCTGCCCTCCCCAGAAATATCTGGTGAATTTGCAGACCTTTCAGAATCTCTAGTTCTGGTTTGTCCTGCCTGAGCTCTTTGCTCTGCTGCAGCTTGTGGCTTTAATTCTACGACTTTATCTCCGCCGTCAATTGGAACCATACCCATTCTAATTCTAACTTCATTAGGGGTAATTACCTGCATTCTCAAATATCGCTCATCGATCTTGGATTGAGTATCCTCATCGGTCAAAGTAAGCTCATTAAATTTAAGTAATAGGGCGTCAGTCATTTCTTCAATAATTTTATTTAATTTCTTTTCCAAATTCATTTGAGCTGGACGACAGACCTGCTCTCTAAATGTCTTATCGGCATCTCTTGCTACCGCTAAATTAACTCCTTCTGGAGTTCCAATTTTATTAATTGGTACACGGTGAGATAATAGAATTTCATCTCTATTAGATTTACGATACACGTTAAATGAGGATTCCTGAGTTCCTGCCTCAATTGGCTCCATCTTAAATTCAACCTTTGAGTCTGGTGAATCTGGTGGAAGTGGAATATATAGGGATCTGTGATTTTTTCCTCTTAGACCAACCTGGAAAAATTCAAGGAGCTTACGCTCTGACTCTGTGGATAACTTGGCTCCCTTTACTGTGATAATGTATCTTGGGACCGCCTTATTCTCAAAGTAGTCAAGGTTATACTTGCCAGCAAATTCATTTCCAGCCATAGCATTTGAAGACGCTACGATATCTGGAATGCCATAATAGTTATTTGTTGGAGTGTACTTCTTTAGGTGAATAATTTCATTAGGTCTGTCTAGCCCGCCTGCAATTGGATTCTCTGTTTCTTGATCTCCAAAGTTACGGAAGTATACAGCCTTGCCATATAGCAATTGAATAAATCCATCACGCAAGCGACGCACACGCATTGTCTTTGCTGGGATATGCCCAAGATAGCCAATCTTTCCAGCAGATGTTCTACCAATTTCAAGGTAGCCATTTCCTGTAGCCTCAACGTCTGTATAAACCTTAATAAGAGTTTCTGTAAATGTTTCTTCTTCGTTGCACTGCTCTAGCCAGTCATAGAGATCTTGACGCAATCTATTAAGCTTACGTCGTGCACGGTCTAGCGCTTTATCATCTGTGATATTATCAAAAGCTTCGTTTGTTTTTCTTGTCTCAATAAAATCGTGACCTAGGCCAACGATATTAGAAACCTTAGCATTAATTGCTGAATAGTTGTACGGAGAAATTTCATAGATACGTGAAAGATAATCTAGGTTATAAGGTGGCTCAATAAGATCGAACATTGCATAGCCAGTAATTGCTTGTGCAAGTAGGTTCTGCTGTGTTTCTGCTCCTTCGATTCCTTGGAATCTCTTTTGAAGATCACGATTCATTTTACGACGAAATGATGCGCCAAGTCCTGAGACTTTAGATAGCTCTTCTCCTTCAATCTTAAATGGATCATTGCTTGTTGATTGTGTTGGAGTATTAAACTTCATCCAATCCGCCATGTTGGAAATTGAAATATCTGCTGAGTCGTCGTCTTCCATGAATTGCATTGCTATCCCCTTAAATTACCATACTTTTTAACTTCATCTTTATAGTTACCAATATCCAAAGGATCTGGAACTAAGCCCCACTTGAGTCTTGATTGCTGTTCTTCAAACTCTTCATCTGTAACTTTTCGACGGGCACTAAGAAACTTAGGCTGTCCTTCATAGATACCAAATCCTCTAACCTCTTTAGCAAGGGCTTCAATTCTTGATTTATTATTCTTTTTAGAAGTAATAGATAAGTAGTTTCCCTCATCATCGCCGATCCATCTTCCGTCTGGCATTTCCCAAACATAGATCCCAAGGGTAGACTCTTCGTCTAAAACCTTACTATTTATTTTATTGATATCCATAGTATTTTATTTTACCACTCTTTATGGTCTAAGTCCAGCTTTTTGTCAGGGGTTGTGACAAAATTAAACGCTTTGAAGCACAATCCAGTCATTATTATATGCGATAACGTCAGATTCTGTCAAGGTGACTGACGGTTCGCTGACTGTAGATACTACTCTGCCTGTATATAGTTCATAATGGGTTTCTACAATTCCTGTAGTTAATTCCTTTTCGTACGTAGTTATATTCTTATAAAGGTTGCTTGGTCCGCCTGTTGTCTCATAATTAAACTGTAGGGTTGCAGTTACAGGTGTAGTAAATACCAAAACTACGTGGTGTGGTTGCCCTGCAACTAAATATGAGCTAATGTTTGTTTGATTAGTTACATCTACATTGTTGACATATATCTTAGCGATATTGGCCTTAGAGACCACTCCAGAGCCGTTCCAGGCTAGTCTGGTATCAGAAGGGTCGGAAGCATAGAAGAGGGTGTTAGCGCCCAACGTAAGGGGTGTAAAGAACATCTCTACAGACTTGATAGAAGACAATGTGTCAATATCAAATCCTGCTGCATTTTTAGCTCTAATTCCATTTAAATAATTGCGGGACAAGATGGGATAATTTAATGATCCTAAATAATATTCAGTACTAGAAGATAATTTATCTCCATAATTATCGGCATATAGATCCTTGCTCAAATAAAAGGCTACACAGAAAAATGATAGGGTTGGTAGATATTTGCTAGCATCTGAAGTAGACATGGTTATTTTAATATATAGTTTTCCAGATGTGCTAAATGAGTCTTTTGTATATTGAGGGACTGGTTGCCCATTTACGCAGTATGTCCATGTTTCCCCGTCAATACTTGATTCAACAGTTATGCCTAAATCATTTCTCCATTCTACCTTGGAAGTATTTAATTCTAATCCAGATGGGACAACAATAAGATCTTCAATTACTAAAGTCTTTTCTTCTGCCGTTTCTGTCTCAAAAAATCCTATGCTGTTTTCAACAAGGTCAAAGTAGGTATCGTCAGTTAGCCAGTATGTCCATGGCTTATTTACTGGATATGAATAATCAAAATATGGTCTTGTATTTGCATCTGTGCCGCTATATAAAACCCCTTCATCTGGATATGCAACCTGAATTGCAGGAGATGTTGTATTTCCGTTTACATAGTGACGAATGATTGTTTTATCAGATAATGAATATCTATAAACTGCAGGAGCATCTACAATAAAAGAATCTCCAGCATCTGATGTTGGGCCTATCTGTAATCCTATTGTTGTATTTGTAAATTTAAAATTTGATAAAGCCTTTGACTCTACTGATACCCCGTCTATATATAATTCAATAGACTGAGAAGTATATTTGCCTACTAGATGTAAAGCCTTCTTAGAATAATTTAATGGGGCTATTACGAACTCTGTTGCAGAAACCCTGAAAACAATATGTCCTTTATCCCAGAACAATCCAATACCGTTTGAAGTATCTCCAAATAGTCTAGTTACTGATGTTGATGCTATTGATGGGCTGACCCAACATTCCATAGTAAAGTCATTGTCTGAAGTATATGAAGTTCCAAAGGCTGCTTCTACGGTTGCCCCGTAATAATCTTTTGTAATAGGTAATGTTATATATGCTGTATTTGTTATCCGTGTTCCCGATACCCCGCCAGAAACTAAAGGCAGCATATTAGATGTAGGAGATCCTACATAGGTAGCATTGTTTCCGCATCCTGAAATATCAGAAGCTGTTGTTCCAGATGATTCATCTAATGGCCAAAAGCCGATTGGATAATCTTTAATTACTTTAAGCTGATAAGACATAGGCTATAAACCTACTGCTGATTTAAGATAGCGAACTATTACGACACCACTACCGCCTGATGCTCCAGTTTGACTATATCCTCCACCGCCGCCTCCGCCGCCAGTAAGAGCTGTTGCATTTGTAGCAGCCATATTAAGAGCGCCAGAACCAATTCCACCCCGTCCACCTCCGCCTAGACCACTGTGTCCAATGTATGAATTAAAAGACGATGGCCAGTCTGAAATAGTCATACTAGGATCACCTGGCCAAGAATATGTTCCTCCGCCGCCTCCGCCGCCGTAGTATCCATTTAGCCCAGTAGAAGTTGCGCTTGCCCATGAAGAGTATGTATTTACCCCATCTCCTCCATCTCCAGCTCTAAGGTGCAATGCTGATTGATTTGTATTTCCAGATTGACCAGCTCCGCCGCCTCCGCCGCCTGAGTGTACGTTATATGCATTATCTGCAGCACCAGCACCACCAACATTTGCATGCAAAGTCCAACCTGAAACTGAAGACTGTGCAGAACCTCCAGGTCTTCCTGCATTTGGTGTTGATCCAGTATAGTGTCCGCCACCATAATCTTGTCCAGAAGGTTGTCCATTTGGTCCGCCTCCGCCAGATCCTCCAGATGCACCGAAACCTTCTGTAAAACTTATTCCATTTCCTCCACCGCCGCCTCCTAAAGCTGTTACAGCATTAAATGAAGAGCTTCCACCGTTCGTACCATTACTAAATGAATTTGAATTTCTTGCAGTTCCTCCTGCGCCAACTGTAACAGGATATGTTCCTAAACAGCTTATAGCAGTCTTATACAAAATAGAGCCAGCTCCGCCACCACCAGAACCAGTCCAAGCTATACCAGATCCGCCGCCTCCGCCGCCTGCTACAACTAAAACATCAGCGGATAAAGATGTACCTGTTACCACAAGATCTCCGTTACCAGAGAAAGTTCTATATAGATAGTTTGTATCTGAAGATAAAGTTCCTCCGCTTACAATTGGAATTGCCACTACTGGAATATTAAATGACCTTGCAAGCGGCGAGTTTCCTCCGTCAGAAACTGTAATGCTAAATGTATAAGTAGTATTAGAAGATATTGCACTTACTGTTCCAGTAATTGCACCTGTTGAAGTATTTAAAGATAGCCCTGGTGGAAGAGATCCTGAAGCAATTGCATAGGTTAAATTTTGAGTTTCATCATCAGTAGCTGCAACTGACTTTGAAACAGCATCTCCAGCATTAACAGACCCTAAAGATCCTGATGCTGTTGTCCAAACTGGAGTATCGTTTACATAAAATGCTGATGGTAAAATTCCATAAAGATTACTTGGATTTACAACCTTAACTCCGTAAGGCTCATGTAATGGAGATAGGTTTGAAAACGCTGCTACAATTTCATTAGAGCTATTTACTGTTGTTGAAGCAGCAGCATACTCTACATCATTTGTTCCGACAGCATAAGCCAGAGCACCGCTTACATAATTAGTACCAGTTATTGTAATGTTACTTGATGCGCTTGACTGCAAATAGGTGCCAGAAACTGATATTACGCTTGGAGTTTCTTGAACAATGTTTTGCCATCCATTATCTGTGTAAAGTTCTAGTCTGGCTTCTTCTCCATTTGAGTATAATTGTCCTAGTATAGGATTAGCAGGACGCCCTGAGCTATTTCCAAAAGGGATACCTGATGAACTTGATTTTCTAATTGCCATTACTCAAACCTCCAGCCTAAAGTGGCTCCTGTATATACTAATATTGATATAGATTGATCTACGTCAATTATAGCATCTTCTGTTAATCCGTTAATCTTCCCGCCATTTCTTGATACTGTAATATTGTTTGTTCCCGCTTCGCCTGTGGCATCATAAATTTCAATTGTATCTCCAGCTGAGGCGGAAGACGGAAGAGTTAAAGTTCTAGCGCTTGAAGTGTCTACAAAGTATCTTCTTCCTGCCTGCATTGTTGTATTGCCTGAAATTATTTCATTAAAACTAGATGGCAAAGCAGCAGAAACTCCGACTTGTTGCCAAGAGGTTCCGTCCCATACTCTAATTTTTTTAGCCATTAAAAAGTTATGCTCCCTGTTGAAGTGAATTTGTAAACTTTATAAGACCCATCTGTTGTTAAAGTTGGAGAACCAGT